GTCGGGCCGTCCCTCACCGATGCCGACCTGCATACCCGCACGCATGATGAGGTTTGCAACGTCCTTGTCGGTGAATTGGTCGCCGTCGTAAGACACGCGGAGATTGATGTGCCACTCGCGCCATAGGGGTCGAACGCGAATGTCAATCACGCCGGTGGCGTTACGGACGTGCATGTCGTTGCGTTCCCAGTCGCCATGAAGATGCACGAGCGGGACGCCATCGACACGGTCAAACGTGTCTGCTTCAACGAACACAGACAGTTTAGCGAGTGTCATTTTAAATCCGACGAGGCGGCAGGCGGAGATCATGGCCGCGCGAAATGCACCGGCCGGAACGCCAACATGCCCATCCACGCCAATGTGCATGGCGTTGACGCAGTCCTCGTCGAAGTCGCGGGCCTCGCGGACTTTTTTACCGCGCGCCGTTGTTCCTTCCGCCATTTTGCCCATCATCATATTTTTGGCTTTTTCGCTGAAGCGGGCCTGCACGAAGGGCGCAGTGCCGATTAGCTTAAAAGCTATTGTATTAATTTTGGGGGCGGTGATTTGGATTGCTTTAGAAGTTTTATCTAACATTTTAGTTTTCCTGTTATTTAACTCCCTGTGCGTCAGGGTCCGATTGGGGGAAGCCCCAATTACTGTATGGTTTCGACGTAGAAGCGTGCTAACAGCGCTGCCTCCGCGCGACCATTGTCCTTTTTTCTGCTAAATCCTTGATTTTCTGGCCACAATCTGATTGCCAGCGCGCGTGATTCGTCTTTGTCTGACGTTAGGCGGAAGTGTTTTTTCCAACGCACGGGGCTAACAAGGTGGTAAGGGATCATGCTGGCGGCGACGGTGCCGATCGCGATACCGTAAGCCATACCAAACTTGAAAGTGCTGGCGACGCCTTGGCCAGGCATCGAGTGGACGGCCTCGATCATGGCCGCTCTGGGATTATACTTATTGATGAGATGAAATAAACCAGCGCCATCGACCTGATTGCCGGCAACGGGCGTATCGTAGACGGACACGCGGTTTTCTTTTGGGAAGTAAAACGCGACGGCGCCAGAGATGCCAGGGTCGATGCCGAGGATGCAAGTCATGCTACTTTGTTCCTATTATTATGTTTGGCAAAGTCTTTGTATCTGATGCGGCCGCTAGACCGCATCATGATTTCGATTTGCATATGGTAGGGAACTTTATTGCGACTACGCCACTGACGTATAGTGTGGTCGAGGATGCCAAGGTCTTTGGCGATCTCCGCAATAATTTGCCACTGCTCAGGTGTCACTTTTTAAATTCTCTTTCCAGTGCAGCTTGACCGAGGGGCGTGTCTGATAGCATGCCCAGTGCCGTCATGTAAGTTTCCATGAGGGCTTCCTCTTCCTTGCGCTGCTCGTCGGTCTTCTTGCGCAGGGCAACGACTTTACGCAAGATCTTTGGATCATAGCCATTGCTTTTTGCTTCGGTGTAGATTTCACTAATTGATTGCGTCAGTAACTTCTTTTCGTCTTCCAGCCGCTCAATGCGGTCAATAATGGATTGCAGTTGATTGTTGATCATATTTATTCTCCTATAGATATGATTTGCGCATCTTGTGACAATTTGTCACGAATGTCAACAGCCCCTATTGACGAATTATTTTGAATGCTTCATAAGGGGCAAACCAAATTGAACTGGAATGTAAATGAACAACCCATTTGAGAAGTACAACATCAAACACATGTCGCCATCACAATGCAATTTGTTTATTGCATCGCCCGCCATGTACGTCATGGAGCGGCTGATGAATGTGCGCACGCAAGTGGGCGCCGCCGCCTTTCGTGGCACGGCAGTTGAGGCTGGGATTGTTCACGGCTTGATGAATGACGCGAATCTGTTTGAGTGTCAGGCCGTCGCCAAAAAAGAATTTGATAAATTGTCTGCACTGTCGTCAGACCCGCGCCGCGATAAAGAGTATGCGGCAATTCCGGAAATGGTTGAGCAGGGATTGTCGGAACTTTGGCCATACGGAAAACCGAGCAGCACGCAGGGCAAAATTGAATATCACGTCGAGGGCTTGGCCGTGCCGCTCATTGGCTTTTATGACCTTGAGTGGGAGAATCACGGCGTGCTTGTTGATTTGAAAACAACGCACGCACTGCCGTCAAAGATCAGCACAAACCACGCACGTCAGGTGGCACTGTATGTCGCGGCGCGTGGCGACAATTTGGATGCGCGCATTACTTACGTCACGTCAAAAAAAGTCGCGACGTATCAGCTGGAAAATAAGCGCGAGCACGTTAAGGCGCTTGAGCGCGTGGCGTTAACCATACAACGATTTTTATCCCAGAGCGACGACCCGAAGGAGTTGGCGCAATTGGTTGTCCCCGACGTTGACAGTTTTTATTTTAATGACCCCGCAACACGCCAAGCGGCGTTTGAGATATGGGGCATGTGAGCTTCGCCCGCGTGGGCAAGAGCAAGCCGCTGGCTAGATAGCGGCATTTTGTAGAAGGACTGATAAAATGGCACTTGGATTAAATTTATCTTCTGGTGGTGGTAACTACCTCCCGATTTGCAAGTTTGACTGCCGCGCCGGTCGCATGTTCAAAAGCGACAAAGTGGACGGCTCGTGGAACCAAGTCGATATTACAAAAAACTTTAAGGCTGTAATGGACTTAGAAAATGTCGAAGTTGGTTGGATTAAGTTTGACGGTGGCGCCCCTGACTTTGTGATGAACCACATCAGTGAGGGACTGCCAGAGAAGCCATCCGACATGCACCGTCAGGGCGTGCGGTTGGTGATTAAATTGAATAAGAGCTGCGGCGGTGACGTGCGCGAATTAGCGGGCAATGCCAAGGCGCTCTTAGCAGGGGTTGACGCGCTCCACGACCTTTACGAGGAGGGACTCGTAAATAACAAGGGCAAACTGCCTGTCGTGGCGCTCGCCGACACGGTTGCAGTGTCAACCGGAGAGGGCGCAACAAAGAGCACGAACTACCGTCCCGTGTTCGAAATTACCGGCTGGGTTGACCGCCCAGACGACCTTGTGCCGTCATCGCGTCCGTCTTCGTCACCGAAAGTGAAGGCGTCCGCACCCACGACTGGATCGACTAAAGTATCCGCGCCGAAGGCTGTCATTGCTGACGACGACGAAGACTTTGGTTGATTGAATTTATGGGAGGGGGCAACTCCTCCCATTTTAATCAATTGGAGCAAACATGAAATTCCTTATAACAATGAACATGCCTGGCAATACGGGCAGGCCAACGCATCAAGTCATTTGCGAGTATCCTGTTGACAGTATTGACGGGTTTATTAACGCGCTCTCAATTAACGATTTTTTAATCGTTGACGAGTATTACCGAGATCCGCAGACTCAAAAGCACTTCAATGCCGGCGAGTTGGGATTAAACTACAGATATGTTGGCAAGGTAAAAGTGTATGATCCAAACCATGCTAAAAATATGCAGGCGGCTATCTGACAGATTGCAGCCGTATTGGACGACAAAAATATATATCAACCAAACGTGTACTACATTCAGGAGTAAGTTTAATGGACTACCAAAACACAATGTCAAAAGCTATTTCGATCTTAAACGAAAGAAGCCGCTACGGCGACCTTATTGATGTGCATACAGAAATTGCAAAGATTGCGTCAACGCTGATTGGTAAGGATTTATCCTTACACGACATTGCGATGATACATCATATAACTAAGTTGGTGCGCATGAAGCGCGATAAAACAAATGTGGATCATTATGTTGACGGTATTAATTATCTGGCCTTTGCTTCGGAGTTTGGAGCGGCTTCTGATGTCGAGGCAGACATAAAGGAGATGGCGGCTAAGTTTGCGCCGATTCCAAAGGCGCCAGTGCCTGACTTGATCGAGGGCAGCTAATGGACATGCACATGTTTTTCTCGGCGGCCCTAGGGTTTACCCTAGGATTTGTCTGCTGCGCTCTTATGCTGGACGAGTATTAATGGAAATTTTGTACGAGTGTGAGCACTGCCAATGCACGTTGATGGCGGCCGCTCACGATCGGCACGAGTTTTTTTGTTTGGGCTGCCAAAAGGAAACAGTGCCAGTGATGGTGTATGGGCCGGAGGTGTTTAATTATGGACCTGAAAGAGAGACTGCAGTTCGCGATCAACCACAAAGTTGAGAATTGGGAGCTTCTGTCCCAAGCTTTGGGACGTATTGACTTCCTCGAAGAAAGCTATTATGAGTTGGACTTGGAATACCAAATATACAAATCAAAAGTTTATGAAATGAAAAAAAGGAATGACACAAATGACAAGAGATCAGGTGATTGAGTGCGCTAAGGAGCGGACTACAATGAGTAAAGATTTTCGTGTTTTAATCAGAGTAAAAAACAATTTACTTTTAGAGAAAATAGAAAAGGCTGGATACGATTCGATCAGTGAATTTTCCAGAGCTTGCGGCGTGGCACAAACGACTGTTGGTCATTTTGTAAACATGCAAAAATCACCCATAAATTCTCATAGCGGTGAATATAGTCAAGCATTTATGAAAATAATTGATTTTTTAAAATGCATACCGGAAGACGTATTTCCTGAAAAACTAATGGATAAAAAAATAAAGGGATACAAAAAAGAATTTAAAATAGACGCCGACGATTTGGTCTCATCTTTGCGTTCACTAACAATTGAACCAGAAAAAAAGATGATCATGGATCAAGCAGAGCAAAATTTTAAAACATTATTAAAAGAAAAAATATCATCACGGGAATATGAGATTTTAAAGATGCGATTTGGATTGGATGGCAGCGAAAAATATACACTTGAGGAGGTGGGCGAAAAATTTAATCTTAGTGGTGAGCGCGTTAGATCTATTGAAGTAGGAGCAATGAGAAAATTAAAAAGCCCATCCACTTTCAGGCAAACAAGAAGCATTTTTGAAGATTATACATCAGCGAGGAATTAAAAATGAGCGGCGAAACGAAACAACGAATCAGTGAATTAGAGGCAGAGATTGCACGACTGAGGGCGGCGCAGCCAACACTGCGGGATCAGTTTGCAATGGCGGCGTTGACTGGATTAATATCAATTAATCCAGCTCCAAAAAGTTTGGTAGGCATTGCAGAATTTAGTTATTTGGCGGCCGATTCCATGATGGAGGCCCGCACTTTGCGCACATAAAAAGTTTAGGGGGGAGTCTCCTTTCCCGCAGCCGTATTCATCAACGGGCGAGCGTTCAAGGCGCTACAAGGTATTGTTCTGGCCCCCGTAAATTTTTCATTCCAGTGAAACAATACAAGATGAATTTTTAAAATAACGGAGATTAAAAATGCCAAGGATTGAACTGACAGAAGTTGAACGCATGAAGTTAGCAAAGGCCGGAGCCGACAGCATACCATGCACGCACGGCTGGCAGCCTATTGAAACGGCACCAAAGGATGGAAGATCCGTGTTAGTTGCTGACGCAAAATATAAAACCATTGGTATTAACTTTTGGTGCAATTACGAAAACGATTGGGATCGGGAAAGCGACCTGGTTTGGCCCACCCACTGGATGCCTTTACCGGAGCCACCACAGGATGAATTAAAATGACATGGCAACCTATTGAAACAGCACCAAACGACGGCACACCATTTATTGGCATACAAACATTCAAGTCAATTAAACTGGTCGCTATGGCAATTGTTAAAAGAAATCCAAAGCTACCTGAAAAAATTTGGCAGTGCTGCACATCTGTAACGATTTACAATTCACAACCAAACGGCGAGGGAAACTATACTGCTTTGCCATTCCTTACCCACTGGATGCCTTTACCGAAGCCACCAACAACAAAGGATGAAGAAAATGACTGAAGATTATGTGTTCCATTATCAAAAACGGGATGGGCATAAGTTGATTCATGATGTTCAAATTACGTTTAGTGAAGAAACCACCCATTTGGGGTCTGCAAATACCTTAACCAAAATGGCAGACTTTCTTCGGGCAGTAGGTTATGATTTTGATTACATTCAAATAGTTAAAAGTCATAAAGGCATGGTCGGAGGTAAAAAAGATGACTGACAACACATATACACCAGTTGACGCCTTAGATACTTTGGGTGAAACCGAAACCCAATATCTTATCCGTAAAATCAATCGGCTTGAAAAGCAGGCTGAACGGATTAAAAAAGATGCCAAAGAAGATCAGGCTGCACTAAGTCGGTGCCGTGACATGATCGAACGGTTAGCGGTGGCACTGAAAGATGCAGAGCATCCCGACATTGGGCTGATTACAGAAGCATCCATCTATTTAAACATGTTGACATATGGGGAAAAGAAAAACCCAGTGACATATCCTAATTATAAAGATCATGTAAAAGATCATTTGATCCCTTTTCTAAAATCTAGAGATCCTAATTGGGGGAAGCCATAATGGACATTGTTGAAAAGTTACGGCAAGAAATAGGAGGTTACACAGATGTTCATTTGGAAAAGGCTGAAGC